TCATAGCCACAATAACTGTTCCATCATTGTATTGGATAAGTTCATCATCAAGGGTTATTGAAGAAGGTGGTTGAACTGTAAAAGGGTCTGGGAAATTTGTGTCACCTATGGTTGCTACTTGTTGATTTTCTTCCCATACATACCAAGCGTTTTGATGTTCTTGTAAGGATAGACTTGCAGTAAAATCAGCATTTAAAGACATACCACTGACTCTAAATGGTTTATCAGTCATTCCTAAGACTGTTGAAGTCACATTAATAATATCACCAATAGCTAAATCTAATGCTTGATAATTTGCTCTTAAAGATAATTTAAGATTGTTTCTACTTCTGTTTAAAATAATTTTACCAAATTCTAATGCTTGATAAGGTGAACTAATAGTATCTAAAGTGACATTTGCTTCTTGTAAAAATCCACCATCAGCAGTTTTTAATGTTTGATGTTCTGCATCTGTTTCTGGATAAACGACTGTATCTGCTTGGTAGTTCTTATCTGGATTGATATAGTTAATTAATACTCGGTTGTATTTTTCATTTTTGCGTTCACTTTCTAATTTAATACCACCTATTATATTATCTTCATTAAGGGTGAATGTTGCAGTTCCAGAATTTTCTATAATTAATTTAAATTTACCTTGAACATAAGGCATTAATCCTCGCATACCTTTGAGGAATACTTTGACGTTATCTATAATTTTTTTGTTGGTATTAATAACCGCATTACAATCAAATAAATTAATGGAACTACCTGCTTCAAAATATTCTGTGACTTGTGTTTCAGCTATTTGAGATGCGGTATAAAAACTAGATATATCTAAATTACTATCAGATATTCCTTTTCCATATCTTTCATTTCTTAAAAAATCTAATAAACACCAAACAGGATTAGTGGAATAAACGCCTGTTGTTTCATTTCCGCCACTATCAAATGTAGATACTTTTTTACCTTGTACTTTTACTTTGATATTAGGAATACCTGTATATTTATCACTATCCCATTCAAAACGAAATGCAACATAGGCAACTCCAGATAATTTATGATTGGAAGTCCAATTACTTAATGGTGATAAAAGACTAGATACAGGTTGATTATCTGTTCCATAAAATGGTTGGATTTGTATTGTTGTTCCGTACTTACTATCGTTAGATTGTATAGTGAACTGATTAGTAAAAACATCAACGTAAATGTGACTGAAACCTACTACATCATCATTAACTTGAACTTCAGTAATTCCATTAATTTCACCTTCACATAAGACTAATACTCCATACAAATATTGATTATCTGCTCCAGATGTTTCTAAAAATACTCGTGTACCACCGACTAGACGTTCACCATAAATAACAGGGATTTGAGCATTATTAGATTGTTTGTTTAATTGAGTACCTCTAATTTCCTCTACTTCTGGAGTATCTGGAATTTCTGGGATATCAATAAACCAAGACACAACCTTTTGTGTCACATCTTTTATAAAATCTATTACCTCACCCATTTGTTATTAATTCTCATCACTTTCTCTATATCTTTATTTATTCTAATCCAGACAACCTCTTTATCATATTGCATTTCAGTACCAAAATGTTTCTTTGCCCAATTAATCATATCTCTCAAATCTTTTCTACAAAGTAAATGAACGAAGCATAAATTATCACCAGATTTCCAATTTCCGTAGTCAATAATTCCGTGATTAATAAATTTTAATTTCATTACATCATTAAGATATGCCCAATTCATAAAACCTGTTATTTCTTGATGACCAAATATTTTATATTGATTTAAACTAATACTTGGTTCTAATTTGAAGTTTAGTAATTCTGTTGAAGTATCTTTGTATCGGTCAAAAGATTGAAAAAACCTAATAACCTCATCAATCAATTACTTCTACCCCAGAGAATATCTTGAACTGTTAATCCTGCAAATTCAAAACCTCTATCGGTAGGGAAAAATCTTTGTTGGCTACCTTCATTGGTTCTGCGACCTGCTACTCTGCTGAAATCAGAAAAATGAGAAGTACAAATTAAATCTATTGTGCCATTATTGGTGTTAATTCTAAAACTTTCAATAAATCCTTTATCAAATTCGTATGTGTCTATTAAGGTATCAGTGTTATCTAATAACCCAATATCAATATTAACTTCATCATTACTGACATTGTTATTTAATAAGATTGAAGTAAAGGCACTATCAACAGCAGATAGTTTGACTGTAAAATTGGCAACATCTAATTCTGCACTTTCTGACTTTGATGAAATATTTAATAAATGCCCACTAGCAGAATAGGTATTAGTATTATGAACTACATCTTTATAATGATTAGTCACTCTTTGTGGAGTAGGAAATAACATTTCAACCAATAGTATTGGTTTAATATTTTGATTAGCTAATTCTGTTAAAAGTGCTGAAGATAGTCCTCTAGCCATTATAACGCCTCTATGAAATCAACTTCAAATCTATATAAATCTAAATCCCCTGTGTTAAATTCTTGAACATCATTAGTAAGTCTAACTGTAAATTGTACTCCGTCATAAGTGACACTTTCGGTATCAGTTAAAGCACTTCGCAGTGGTGGTTCTATTGTGATTGTTGCATCATTAGAACTATCGCCTGTTGCATCTTCTACAACCATATAGACCTTTGAATGACCCCCAAACTTAATAAAGTCCCCTGCTAAAATTGTGTTAGATATTCCTGTTATATCAATGGTGGTATCACCTGCTGAATGGCTACCACTAACAGTAACTGTTCCAGACACATCACCTTTGGCATTCTTTAAATCTGGTAGTGCAATTTGGAATGTTTCTTTTTGACTGCGTTGTTTCATTATGAACGCATAGACAGGAGCAAATTCACTTCTATTCATTGGTGGGTATGATGCTGAAAATTTAAATCTTTGTCCGTCAATCTGAACTGCAAACATTTTTCCACTATCAGTCGTAGAAGTAATAGTTGCTTGTTCTGAACTAAATCCGATAGATGCAAATTCTGGTGTTGTTGGATATGTACCTGCCATTAAACTAACGCCTCTTTTCCTTGACTATTTAAAGCATCATTTATCACATTAACAATAACACTTCTACGTTTAACTAATAATTCATCAAATCCTTGAGTATCATTTGCATTGACAGTTAAATAAATATTAGTTTGTCCTCCAAGTTTAGAATTTGGGATTATAGTACCAGATTGGTCTGGAACAAACATTTCTGGTTTTCCACCTTCACCAACCATATAAGTAGAACCTGCTTGAACACGACCACCTAATGCACGTCCAGAATATTGCTGAGATTGAATAATCTGAACTTGTGCAATACCCATAGCACCAATAATCCCTGCCATAATAAAATTACCAGACGCCAATGCTTTTGATACACCTTGTGCGGTATTCATAATTGCTTCGGCGGTCTTATATGCTTTATTGATTTGGAATGCTCTTTTATTATTTTGTGCCAATGCTTCTAATGTAGATACCGCAGTATCTTTTGTAAATTTGGACATATCTTTGTCAGCGATTTTAGAAAAATCTAATTGAGCAAATTTTCCATCTTTAAATATTTGTAATTGTTTGTCATAATTTTCCTTTTGAAGTTTTAATTGTTTTTCTGCTTCAAGGTCAGCCAATCTAGTTTCTTCCGCTAATGCAATTTGCATTATTCTTTTTCTTTCTTCGTGGAATGCTTCTAATCTCTCAAGATATTTTTCGTGTTCTTCTTGAGTTAATCCATCTTTATCTTCTTGTTTTAATTTTATTAATTCATTGATTGCGTCCTCTTGTTCTTTGATTAATTTTAATTCATCTTCTTGACGCATTCGTAATAATTCAAGTTCGCTCTTTCCATATTTTTCATTTGTATCAAAAATAGATTGAAGAGATTTTTCGTTTTGTTTTACAAATTTTTCTAATTCTGAAATTTTCTTATCGTTATTTTTTTCAACATCGTTTGCTTCTTCTTGTCTTTTTGCAATAACGTCATCTAAAATTTTAATTAGATTGTTATATTCTTCAATTAACCCTTGTATTCTTTCTTTTTCCTCTTGCCTTCTACCAAGACCTTGTAATTCTTTTTCTAATTCGGTTCTTTCTTTGATTGCTTCTAATTGAGCATAAACAGCAGATACAACAGCAGATGCACCTTCAAATTGTTGTCTAAATTCATCTCTTACTGCTTGAACTTGGGTGACTGTTTCACCCATAACATCATTAGCAATTCCTAACTCTTCTTGATATGCTCTTATTTCAGCAGTAACATCTCTTGTATCGTCTTTAAAAACATTTATTAAACCTGTAAGACCATCAAATATATTAGATACAGCAATTAAAGAATTAGCTAATAAATTACTAAATCCTGTTACTTCAGATAATGCTCCTGCCAGATTTAGTAAACTATTTCCTGCTACTGTTGATGCTTGACCAATTGTAGGTGATAATTTTGAAAATTGTTCATCAAGTCTAGCAGTAGCACCGCCAATTGCTTTAGCCAAAACATCTGAAGTCAATAAACCTTCAGATGCCATTTTCTTTAACTCACCTCTTGCTTTTCCTGTTGAGGTAGCTAATAAATCTAAGATGACAGGGATATTCTCAGAGATACTTCTAAATTCATCACCTTGCAATCTTCCAGAGGCGAATGCCTGTGATAACTGTAATATACCTGCTGATGCTTGTGCTGAACCTGCACCAGATATTGCTATTGCTTTGTTGACATTCTCTGTAATTTCTAATAGCTGATTTTGACTTATTCCTAAATCTTTACTATTTAATGCTAATTTTTGATAAAGGGTTACTGTTTCAGCAAACGCACCTCTAGTCTTTTGAGCAATTGCAAATAACTTTTCTTGTGTGGCTAATAATTCACTAGATGAATTTGTAACAAGTTTTAATTGGTTTTGAACTTGTTGAAATGTATTAGCTAAGTCTAATGCTTGTTTTACAACAACAGAACCAATGGCTAATTTAAAGGCATTTTGTAATGTTAAAAGAGATTTCTTTGTTCCACTTACGTTTTTATTGACTGCATCAAAACCCTTTTTGGTTTGGTCTTGAAGGATAAATTTTATAAGTAATTGTCTATCGTCTGCCATTCTTTAATTTCGCCTTTTGAATTGCTTGTTGCTCTATTTCTATCTTATTTTCAAAATATGCCAACCACAAATTAAATTCCTCCACAGGCATTTGCATAATTTCACCTATGGTCTTATGTAGTTTTTCGGCTAGAAAGAAATACGACGACGCTTCTGGATTATTTTTTAATTTTTTTTTAAGTCTGAAACAGAAGAGGTGACTCCAAGAATTTGATTTGCGACTTTTGATATAATGTCTGGGTCAACAAACTTTTTCATTTTGATTTTACTTTCTAAATCAAACATCTTTTCACCATCTTTGGTTTCTGATTTCTTAACAATAATATCAATAAGCACGAAGAGGTCTTTTAAATCACCACTTCCAAATATTTCGTTTTTTTCTAGTAGCGTAAAAGGTTTGACATAAATGGCATCTTCGCCTGTCAATCCCCACTCCTCAACTTCTATAATTTTAATCTCTTGATGCTTAAAGTGATTTATAGCACCTTCAAGAAAGTCCTTTTTTGGCATTTATAAATTATACAGTTGTAGTGCTTACGCCACCAGAAAATTGTACGTTGATAGTTCTTGAAATAACACCATCTAGTGAAACGTTTTGAGATACACCAGTTACAATTGCTGTTCCTGTGTAATATGTATCACCACTATCTGCACCTTCTGGATATAAGTTTAAAGTTACTTCAGCACCAACTGTTAATGCACCTTGACCTGTGCTATCTGTTTCGTCCCAGTGGCACTCAACAGTACCAGTAGCATCGCTTCTTAATGCTTTGTAGGATTTAGATGTATCAGTTAGTGAAGTATCTTCAACTGTGTCATTTGTTTCATCAATAGTAAAACCAGTAACTTCAGCTACTGCGTTTGCACCTACTTTGACTACTCCGCTTGTTCCGACGTGTGTTGCCATTCTTCATACTCCTTTGGTTGTTCTTGTTCTTCTACTATTACCTCTTTTTTCTTTGAAGTTCTAGTAGATTTTGTTTCTATTGAAAGTTTATATCCTTTCGCTAAAAATTTGTCTAGTTCATTATCCCAAACAGTTATGCTTCCTAAACTATTTGGCATAAATAATGTTACTCGTTTAGCCATTATGCAGTACCTCTAGTAAATTCATAAAATATTCTTACAGTAATTACGCACTCACCGAAAGGATAAAATCTACCTGCATCAGTGTCTATATTTATAATTTTTGTTTCTTTGGCATATCCGCCTCTAGTTCTATCTGTATCTAAAGTTTCTTCTACTACCTCAATTAATTGATTGCGTAATGTGTCAATATTAGCATCTGAACCTTTTACATAACCAACAAGAACATAATCTATCGTCCCACTACGTTTACCTGCTGAATAATCACCTAGTGCAAAATCTTCTCTGGTTTCGTCTGCTGTTTGAATATAAATACTTGGAAATTGAGTATCGGCTATTTCTTCTGGGTCAAATGGCATACGACTGACCTTTTTGAATGTTATAGGACTAGAAATACCTTCTAAAGTCGTTTTTAAATTACTAGCTATGTTTTCTCTTATGCTCATTTTGTGTTTAATTTAATATTTTTAAAATACTCTTTAGCAAATAAATTTGACATTACATCTTTTTCTTTATCAGACAATCTAAAAAATGGTCTTTTAACTTTCTTTTTACCTACACCTGCAACATCGTGATAATATGCTTTTCTATTTTGGAAACCTTGTGAAAAAAACAAATCAGCAGATTTATTTGCAAGTCGGTAAGTTAAAGAACTAAACATTTGTCCTGTATCTGTTAAATCAACGTGTCCACTTTCTTTAATCTTTGCTCTTGTATATTTTTTAGAATAAGGAATGAATGGATTGCCTCTAAAATCTTTTCCTTTGTTTTGTGTTCTGTCTTTTATCCTAGCTATTTCTGCATTAGCGATATATGCCAATGTTCTTCTTTTAACGCCATCATCAGATAGTTTTCTTTTAATGTCGTTTATAACTTGGTCAAAGTTATCAACAATCTTGGTCATCTAACCAAGCGTAATTTATGGATAGGTTCTTTTTCATCAACAGTAATTGTACTGTTTCCATCTTCATCGTAAGAAATTCCGT